TCAATTATATTCAGGAAGAGTGATCTTTGTGCTTCGTCATTTTGCTCAAAGAGTTGTGACTTAGCAGCACCTGAGATAACACGTTCGATGCTGAGGAATAAACGACGGACGTTGATTCTATCAAACGCGGATGCGAATCCGAGGGCAGTCTTGTCTCCAAAGAGGACGACACCTTGACCAGGGAATGATACGACTGGATTAATTCTATTGGCATACAAACGATCCCTTTGTGTTTTAGTAGGAGTATATGCAAGTTTGATTGCATTCCTTAAAACTCCACGTTGGAAACCTGCAGGTGAGAACCATGGTTCTGCAACTTCAGAAGTTTGTAAACATAGACCTGCTATGTCACCGTTACATGGAACGTATCTGTATACATCATTATACTTATCGTAGATATACTTGTATCCTGAATCAAATACCATGTAAGAAGAACTTGGTAATAGATCAAAGAAGTCAACTATATTTGTTGTTGCAGTAGTAGAGTTAGTAACTCCAATTACATTTCCTCTACGAGGGGAAGCAAATACTAAGCAATCTCTACGCTCTTCAGCGATATTAACTAGAGATGTTACTTTAGCAATTGCAGCTGCATCATCAGCACCAGAAGGACCAGTAAGGATGAAGTCAATTGTTTGTGACTCAGGATCTTCTGCAAGACCATATGCAGTTGCCATAGATGTATTAGTTACACTATAAAGTCCACCAGATAGACCGTAGTCAACACCACTAGCAAGTCTGTAGTAGAATGTTGCGTTGTTCTTAGAACCTACAGTTGTTCTTCCTGCAGGATAATCAGTAGATCCATCTGCAGAACGTAGTAAGTTGAACTGTCTAGAAGCAGCAGTTAAACCCCAGTTTCCTGCAGCAGCAGAAGCAGTAGCGTTGAATACTCCTGTCTCATGTAAACCCCAGTAGATATACTCGGACTTTTGTTTGATTACTTCTTTATAGTAGTTTGCTTCACCAACAGATGTTTTAGCATCTGATGCTTTTGAAAGACCAACGAATCTTTCAAGAACTGCACCTGCAGTTCCAGTAATACCACCGTCGATATCTAGAACTAAAACGTGAACTTCGTCTCTGAATCCACCTGCATTACTTGCATATAGTGAAGTGCCAGGACGAGCAGCAGTGTTAATCCATTTTACGCCAGGTAGATACTCACGCTCTGGATACTCAGCACGAACTGAACTAATTGCAGCAGCAGTTGAGTTAGTATCAGCGATACTATCAGCAGCAGCAAATTCAATGCTACCTTTGTTTAATCCAATATATACTCTTCTTTCGATACCAGATGTTGCAATCACACAAGTATTAGATCCTTGAGTTACAGTCTGACCATCAGCAAGGATACCAGTGATACCACCAGAAGGCATTCCGATTTCAAGTTTCTTGTTAGTAGGATCCCAAGCAAGTACGTTGACTGTCTGGTTAGAACCAGAGATTGAAACAGTTGTAGTAGTGCCAGGAACGAAGTCGCCAACAACAGTTGTGACTGTTAATACTATACTATACTTGAATACTTTACCTGCAGCACCAGAAGTTGCGGAAAGTGCTTCGTCTGCAACATACTCATGATCGTTACCTGAACCAGGAGCAGGAACAACAGCGATCTGATCAGCACCTGCGTCAGTTACAAAGATACCAATTGAATTACCTTTAGTTCCAGAGGTTCTTGCTGCATATTTCCATGTGTTTGTAGCTCCTTCGTAAGTAGTCTCATACTCACTTAAATTCTTTACTTTAACTGCAGTTCCATTACTAACTGCGTTTTTGAGAGATGTTGAGTCAACACGGACAGTTTTTAGTAGTCCGCCATAAGAAAGAAATTGCGCTGCAGTATACCAATACTCGTAGTTATAGTCATTCGGTTTACCAAATTGCTCTGCAAGATCTCTTTCACTGGAGATTTCAACAATTTCTTCAACAGGACCAATATCAAAAGGTGCAGCAAGCACACCGACATTGGCGGTAGATAATGTGGTAATAGTAGTCAGGTCTCTCTCCTGTACCACTACGCCTGGCGATAATTGATTAGCTGCCATGGTTAATTTACTCCTAGTTAAGTTCCAAGATCTGTTGTCTAAGATTATTTATATTTTTGAAATCTCACTTCCAGTCCCACATGTAGGACTTATCACTTTCATATTCCGCGACTTTCCACACATCTCCTTGTGCATCTGCAAAATATTCATCTTCCATTCCGTCAGTTACAAAACCAAATGGTGCCATGTCTTGATCGATCATTTCTTTTTGAGTTTCATAGATACGTTGACGTACGTCATTATCATGCATCTCTTTGAAATATGGTTGTAATGCCATCCACCCAAAGATTACTAAACACATAGCAAGGTCATCGTTACAACCTTCTTCTGCTTGGAATGTTTGACCTTTGGCAATAAATGTAGTTAACTCTGCAATAGTATCGTAATCATTAATGAGGAGTTTATCATCTTCTATTAATGCTTTTAGGTTAGAACAACCAACTTGTTTTGTTGCTGTAGACATCTTAACACCAAGTTGAGTTTTCTTTCCAGAAAAACCTTGACCTAATTGTTGACCTGCTCTTCCGCGCATAGCAGCCATCAATAGATTCTCATACTCTAAATCAAATTGAATAATATCCGCAACCTGTCCACCAATATCATTTACTTCACACAAGATATATGCTTGATTATAATTCTTTGCTACGTCTACAATAATATTTGGTAGAACGATAGGTTTTATTTCATTGTTCTTATATCTAGCAACCATCTTGTAAGGAATAGTTGTGGTGTCCATTACACAAAATGCTGAGTAATCATTACCAACACCTCTTGATACGTCAACTGTAACAATATAATTATGTTCTGGAATTACTTGTTCGTATACAGCAAGTCCACGATTAGATGTAATAGGATCATGGTATGGCATGATTCTCAACTTACTAGGAGAAATCAATGTATCAACAGATCCTAAGAACTCACATTCAAACTCAACACGAAACTGAGATTCTGATGTGTTCTTAATAGTTTGTTCCTTCCATACATCATCACGACCAGGCACTTCTGACCAGTGAACTTCAGTAGGGACATATTCATTAGTTCCACGCTCTGCATCATGCCAGAGTTTGTAGAACATATTCATTCCGTGAGGAGTAGATATGATAATAACTTTTGTAGACTTACCTGAGGAGATAGTTGGATAAACAGAACTAAAAAACTGATCAGCGATATGATTTGGAATGAACGCGAATTCATCCAAAAATATAACGTTAAACGACATACCCCTAACAGCAGAAGCAGAAGTAGATGCAGCCATGATCTTACTTCCATTCTCCAATTCCAATGATCCTCTGTTCCATTGGAGGATTCCTTGCTGTAACCATTTTGGGAGGTTTTCATATGACAACTGTAAACGTTGTAGCATCTCACGAGCAGTTGCTGCCTTGTTAGCAAGAATCGCTACGTTGACACTAGGATTGAATAGAACATACCATAAAAGATATGCAGTAACAATAGTGGACTTACCACTCTGTCGTGGTAATTTTGCAATATTAAATCTATGATCATGAAATTTAGATACCATTTCCTCTTGGAAATGATACATTGTAAATGGAACTAGACCTTCATCTAGAGATACAATTTTGATATAAGTTTTAATAAAATATACAGGATCTTCTTGGCACCTCAACATCTCAGCAACCTCTTCTGGTTTGAAGTCAATTGGTGTGTTGACCTTTTTTAGATTGGGATTACCAAGATACTGATCATTCATTAGAAGTTAAAATCTTCTCCGAAATACTTTTCTATCGTATCAATGCGTTCTTGTTCTTTAGCAATGATGTCAACTTGATCTACAATAGCACCTAGAACATCAGAATGTTCTCCAATACCTACAGGGTTGGCAAGATAAACTTCTACATTCATCTTTGCTTTTTTAATATTACCAACAGAGAGTGCTTTGAGTGCCTCTAACATTTCTCTTCTCATAATAGAATTGCTCCAATAATAAATCCTTTTACAAATGTAATACAAAGCATTTGATAATCAGTCAAGTTAAACTTGTCCTGTATCTTCTTTGCCATTTTTTTATCCCATTCTTTCAAATGATATAAGCGATGAACTACTGGGTTCATCTTTTCGTGGTCGTTGCAAGACATGGTTTGTCAAATAATACGTTCTTTATATATTTAGTTGCCCACGGATTATCGAACCATTGGGATAGCACTGCTTCAGTTTTCTTGTTTTTCATCTGTGATGTGCAATACCATAACTGATCATCATATCTTTGCATAGTGTTCTGCCATCTTGTTTCTCTTTCTGCGCTTCTAACTAT